ACTTATGTTTAAGAGAATGACTAAAATATTGTGGGGTCAGAATCCAGAAACAGATATAGATGGATATGACAGTCCAGACCCAGATGATTTAAGTATCGACAATGCATATAAAACCAGATGGATTTGGTATCATACAATCTTAGCATTAGAATTGTTAATAATTATTATGTTGTTAGCAGGTATTCTAGTAGTATTGGGGGTTAAGCTATGACTAAAAAAGGATTTACAAAGTTTGATATTGACTTATCTTACGGACAAATACGAGAGGATAAAGTCAAAGAAATGTTTGAGAACAAAACTATTGAAGTTAAAAGTGAGAGGTCTTGGTGGAGAAAGACTGGCAACATAGCAATAGAGTATGAGTATAGAGGTAAGCCAAGTGGTATCTATAAAACTGAAAGTGATTACTGGTTTCATAGATTAGAATTAAAAGAGGGCGAGTTCTGTACTCTTGTGTTTCCAACAAAGGTATTGAAAGGTATAGTAGATAAATACAAAGATAAACTTACAAAGAATGTAGGGGATAGTAAAGCCTCTAAGTGTGTGCTAATACCTATCAAAGAAATATTTAATGAAACATTTTATAGTATGTCAGATGAATAAAGAAGATATAAAGATATTAATATTAGCAGTAATTTTTATACTGAATGTAGTAGTAATAGGAGAGATGTTATGAAGTTTGAATTATTTATTATAGGTACAAGTGTAGGAATAAGTTTATTTATTTGTACAGTAGTTTTTAATTTATTATAAGATGAGTTGGAATTTTGACCCACCACCAGAAAAAACAGACAAAGCTATATTAATTCTTATAATATTATTTTTATTACTACAACAAGATGGACTCATATAAAATATTATTTGGTAAAGACTTTGAAGATTTTGTTAGTGAGTATGTATCAAGTTCACTAAAAGAAAAAGATATTATTGTGCAAAGAAGAACAATAAAAAAATTATTGAGAGAGGCTCAAACATACTGGACTTTAATAAAAAGAGGGGAGCGACTATATGACTACGATAACAAAGGAAGCTAGAGATTTATTTCATGTTTTAATTAAGGGTGATTTAAATGAAGAGAGTATTGTTTGGTATATACAAACAGTATGGGATTGTTTACCTCAAGTAAAAATCAAGGATATTCAATACCTTAACTACCTTAAAGAACAAAACAAGAACATAAAACAAAGAAACCATTTACGAATTGTGGATAACAATAAAAAAGTTCTTGACAATGAAAACGAATCGTGATATAATCTATATAGATTTTTAAAGAGTTATTATTATAATAATAATAAAAACAATAATAACATTTTAAAATATTTTTAAATAGGATTTTTATATCCTGTTTTTAAATAACCGCATTATGTTGTTGACAAATAAAAAGTTATATGATATAATGCAAACATTAAATTAACATTAACAAATAACATTAGGAGAAAACATTATGGCTACAGTTCAAGGAAAAGCATACTGGGCATCTATCACTAGACCCAATACAACTTTCGACCCTGTTTATCAGATTGACTTAGCAGTTGATGAAGATGTTGCTAAAGACTTTAGTAGCAAAGGCATTACTGTTAAAGAAGATGAGCGAGGTAAGATTGTTAAGTTCAAACGAAGAGTTAATCGTGCAGATGGTACGAGTAACCCTGCTCCAAAGCTAGTAGACTCTGCTAAGAATTCTATTGATGTTCTTGTAGGTAACGGTTCACAAGTGAAAGTTATGTACAAAGAATACGATTGGAATTACGCAGGTAAATCTGGTGTAGGTTTAGACTTACAAGCAGTTCAAGTTATCGACTTAATTCCTTACGGAGAAGAGTTCGATAAGGTTGATGGCTTTGTTGCAACAGATTCCGTTGATGAATTTTAATTAAGTTAAAATGATTGGGGCGACACAATGGATAACAACAACTTTGTTAAGTATCACATAGCTTGTGATAAGTGTGGAAGTAGTGATGCAAGAAGTGTTAATAGAAATGGTAGTTCTTATTGTTTCTCTTGCAACACTTACTTTCCACCAGAACAAACAAACATAAATGAGGGCGACACAATGGGCATACAAACAGTTCAAACAAAACCAATAATAATAGAAAACAACGCAGGTACTTTTAGTGCTATCGGAGATAGATGTATCAACGAAGACACAGTTAAAAAGTATGGGGTCAAGGTTATCAGCGACGCAAGTGGCACGATAGACAGACACATCTACCCATATTATGACTCGACTGGTTCTCTTCTAGCTACCAAGACTAGGTATGTGAAGAATAAACAATTCTCGATAAAGGGTTCAACCTCTGACTCTGGATTGTTCGGTCAGCAGTTATACAATGGTGGTAAATATGTTACCATAACAGAGGGTGAGATTGATGCGTTATCAGTCTATCAATTACTTGGTTCAAAGTATGCAGTAGTAAGCATTAAGAATGGTGTTGCGTCTGCCCTCAAAGATATCAAGAAAAGCTATGATTGGTTAGACCAGTTCGATAACATTGTTATTAACTTTGATAATGATGATGTTGGTAGAGAGGCAAGTAAGAAAGTTGCTGAGTTATTCGCCCCATCAAAAGTTAAGATATTAAAACTACCAGAAGGATACAAAGATGCTAATGATTTACTCAAAGAAAATAAGTATCAAGAGTACATTAAGTCTTGGTGGAACGCACCTACCTATGCACCAGATGGTATCATTAAAGGTGAGTCATTACTAGAAGAAGTACTTGCTCCAGTCGTAAGGTCAACAGTTAATTATGGTTGGCAAGGACTAGACGAGATGACTTATGGTATTCGTAGTGGTGAGTTAGTTACATTCACCGCAGGTACAGGACTTGGTAAAACTTCTATCATAAAAGAATTAGTATACAATCTATTTAAGAATACAGAAGAAAAGATTGGTATGATTATGCTTGAGGAAAGTCCTAAGATTACCGCACTAGATATCATGAGTGTTGAAGCTAACCTACCTTTGCGTAGACCAGACATTCACATGAGTGATGATGATAAAAGAAAATACTTTGACTCTACTGTTGGTACTGGTAGGTTTTATTTCTACAAACACTTTGGTTCTAATTCAGTAGACAACATTGT